AGGTGACCTTTAACTAACCAAAAAAGTCTGTTGGCTTCTTTTCTTACAAACGGTGAACACATCGGACTCTCCCTACTGTAATTGTATTTACATTGGTAGTAGAATGTTAGCGTAAACTTTGGTAGTTTTTAGCCGATTGTAAAGCCGTAGCCAGTGCCGCCGGCAATAGCCATTGAAACTTCGACTTCTAGCTTTTCCATTTCAGCCTGTGCTTCAGCTTTTAGACTATCACCATTAAGCGTTGAGCCGCCTTGTGGTCCTGCAATAGTAGCAAACTTTGAACGTGCTTCACCTAGCATATATTTACAACTAGCAAGTGTGTAATCTTTAATCCACTGACTTGCAAGATAGTCACTTAATATTTCACTATCAGGACGATAGTTGTAGCAGTAAAGTAATAGTTCTTCTTCTGCTCTAGGACGCTGTAACAGTGTAAGTTTTTTGCTTGTGCTGCTCCATTTAAACTCAATAAATGATCCAAACATTCTGCCTACTAGTTCTTGATGCTGTGCAAACATATCATATGTTGCTAATCCGCCGAGCTTTGATCCTGATAACAAATATGTATTTGTGTACGCTGCATTGAACGGTTCAAACACACTACCACTCGATCCGCTGCCTGCACGTGAGCCAATACTGCTACGATACAGTTTACGAACTTCCATTATTTCGTTTGGTAACACATAGTCATTTTGATCTACAACAGTCGTTAAAAACATATAGCTTTCTTCAACAGCATGATCACTACGCATTCTATAACGTGTTAACGCTTTTTTCAAGCCAGTTTGATAGTGTATAGGATCAAGTTCAACATCAACCATGCCTCCGCCGAGGAATGTGTTAACATAATCGTATACTTCTTGTTTTTGTGTCGCTAATGTCATTATGAAGTTCTCCAATAGTATTTATCGTAACGATAAATATGTATAACAATAGGAGAATGGTTATCCCTCGCTTATCATTATACAAACCGGAACGCGGTAATGATTATTATTTCTTGGACAAGCAAATCCAAGAAATGTTCACTATCGGCGGCACTGACATTAATATTCACAAGTTTCTTGGGGCAGAAAATCCTGCTGAAGGTGAAGGCACAGCCGATCAACCTACATACGATGCTGTAAAAGAAACTAACATACAAGACTTACTATTCTTAGAAAATAGAGATAGAAAGTATGATCCAGACGTATACAGTATGCGTGGCATTTACAACGTTCAAGACATTGACTTTGATTTATCACAGTTTGGATTGTTCCTAAGTAATGATACATTGATGTTAACTATACATATGAACAGTAGTGTTAAAACATTAGGCAGAAAGATTATGAGCGGTGATGTAATTGAATTGCCACACCTAAAAGATGAATATGCACTTAATGATTATAGTGTTGCACTTAAACGCTTTTATGTTGTAGAAGATGTTAATCGTTCTGCTGAAGGATTTTCAGCAACTTGGTACCCGCACTTATACCGCTTAAAATTAAAGCAAATATACGACGGACAAGAATACGCAGAAATACTTGACTTGCCTGCAGAAGAAGGCAGCGATAATACATTGCGTGATTTGCTTTCCACATACGAAAAAGAAATGCAAATTTCTAATGCAGTAGTTGCACAAGCAGAAGCCGATGCTCCTAAGAGTGGATATGATATAAGTCATTATTACTCTATTGCTACAAATGATGATGGTAGTATTGCATTACAATCTGTAGACGATACAGATATGGATGCAAGTAACTTAATAGGTGTTGATGCAGTTAATTCCAAACCTGACAGAGAAGGTTATTCAGGTTACTTAGTAGGCACTGGCGATGTAGCACCTAATGGCGCTCCGTTTGGATTCGGAATACAGTTTCCAACTAATAACGAAGACGGAGACTATTTCTTACGCACAGACTTTTTACCAAACAGAATGTTCCGCTATGACGGCGCACGTTGGGTTAAAGTACAAGATGATATTAGAATGTCACTAAGTAATACACTCGAAAGACGAACACAGAAGGCTAGCTTTATTAACAATACTAAGACTAATCAAATTGATGGCGAAACTGTTCAAGAAAGACAAAGTCTTTCTAAGGCACTTAAACCAAAGGCGGATAATACATAATGCAACATTTTTATGATGGTCAAGTAAGACGATATCTTACACAGATGATGCGCATACTTGCAAACTTTCCTGTACAAGACGGAAAAGGCGCACAAAAAGAAGTGCCTGTTACATATGGTGATTTAACTCGCCAAGTAGCAAATATTATCAGAGAAAATAGTGAAAACAAGCTACCTAGTGCGCCTCGAATTGCAGTATACCTAACAGGTTTAGAACTAGATAAAGACAGACTAACTGATTCTACATACACACGTAAAACTAATATTAGAGAACGTGCATACGATACAGATGCAGGTGAATATTTAAATTCTCAAGGTAAAAACTATACAGTCGAACGTTTAATTCCTACACCGTACATGATGCGACTAAACGCAGACATATGGACTACTAACACTGATCAAAAATTGCAGTTATTAGAGCAAATACTTGTATTGTTTAATCCAAGTTTAGAAATGCAAACTACTGATAACTTTATTGACTGGACCAGTATTAGTGTTGTTAATTTAGAAAACGTACAATGGTCAAATAGAAGTGTTCCGGTTGGCGTAGATAGTGAGATAGACATTTGTACTATGACATTTAGTATTCCTATCTATATTAGTCCTCCAACAAAAGTACGCAAAATGGGTGTTATTACAAATATTATTACAAGTATGTTTGATGAAACACTAGGCACCATCGAAGACGGCGTAAGCAAGCCTATATTAAATGCGTATGACGATATTCCTAGAGCAGGAGTTACACAAAACGAACACGGCAGAGTAGCACAATCTGATACAGCAACACAAATGGCTAATGTTAATTACGCTACATGGGGTGCATTTGTTGACGGTAACTCTGTACAGTTGTTCTCAAATGGCATAGTTGGTACTAAGAACTGGAGAGAAATCTTTGAAGCATTGCCAGGCATGTATGCTGCTGACGTAAGTCGCGTATACTTTACCAGTCAAGATAACGCAAGTACAATCACAGGCACATTTACATTAAGTCCATTTGACGAAGGCAAGATACTTGTTAACTGGGATACTGATAGTTTTCCAAGTGATACAGTAATTGCAGGACGTACTAGTATTGATTATATCATTGATCCTACAAACTTTAATCCGTCAGGCATTAAGGCGCCAGGCATACGATTATTGTTGTTAGACGATGTAGGTAGTGCTATTGCAACTCAATCACCAGTAGCTTGGCAGAATACTGATCTTAGTGCAACAGTTGCAAGTGCAAACGATATTATCGAATGGAATGGATCTAGATGGAATACTGTATTCGATGCTAGTGCCGCAACAGAAGTTACATACACTACCAATTTAAATACAGGTGTGCAATATAGGTTTAACAATAACGAATGGTTATTAAGTATCGACGGCGACTACCCTGTAGGAACTTGGCGTGTTGAACTAGCAGGATAATTGTCCAAATAGCGTGTATTAAGTCATACTCGTCTGCTAATTATATGTATGAACAATCGTATTACATGTAGCGGTGCGCTATTTTACACACTAGATACAAATAGATTCTTATTCTTACATAGAGCCCAAGGCAAGCGTAATAATCTGTGGGGTCTTGTCGGCGGTACTAACGAAGGTGCTGAAACTCCGTGGGAAGGTTTAAAAAGAGAAATTGAGGAAGAAATTGGATTTGTTCCAGAAATTAAAAAGACACTTCCTCTAGAAAGCTTTATTTCCCCCGATAGTAAATTTTATTTCCATACATACCTTTGTGTAATTGAAGAAGAATTTATTCCTAAACTTAATATAGAACACAACGGATATGCGTGGTGTAGTTTTACTAAATGGCCTAAACCCTTGCATCATGGATTGCGTAATACACTACAAAGTAAAATTAACTTAACCAAGTTAGACACTGTTTTTCAGACAATTAATTTACTTGACAAATAACCTAAAATATAGTATAATAACACTATGAAAGTATTAGTTCTCGGCGATGTAATAATCGACAAATATATCTATGGCACTTCAGAACGACTAAGTCCTGAGGCACCTGTGCCTGTGGTTAAGTATCTGCGTGAAGTTGAAACACTAGGTGGCGCTGGACTGGTTTACGAAAACTTAAAAAGCCTAGGTGTAGATGTAACACTATTTGAGACTGAGCAACTTAGTAGTATTAAAACTAGAGTAATCTGTGACGGGCATTACGTTACACGCATTGATGATGATAAAAGTGCAGATGGTACATCGGTATTAGAAACTATAGAGTTACAAGACTTTTCAGAATACGAGTATGTGATATTAAGTGATTATAATAAAGGTGTACTAGACGAGTCACTTGAAATTATTAAACACATTAACAAATTTAATTGTAAGATAATTGTAGATCCTAAAGAACATTCTGCCCATTATATCGGTGCTTGGCTAGTAAAGCCCAACTACAAAGAGTTTGACGAGTTTGGATTTACATATTGGCAAAGTAATATTATTACAACTAAAGCTGGCGACAATGTTGTTGCTACAATAGATAATGTAGATTACAATATTCCAGTTGAGCCTGTAGAAGTATCAGATGTCACAGGCGCAGGAGATTGTTTCTTGGCCGCATTTGTATATGGACTAACAAAGCAATACACTTACAAGCATTGTTTAGAACTTGCTATCAAAGGATCTAGAGAAGCAGTTAAACACGTAGGCACACACACGCTCACTGTAAACGATCTTGAAGAACGCATAGTGTTTACTAACGGATGCTTCGACATACTACACACGGGACACTTTGAGCTACTAGCTGAAGCAAAATCACTAGGTGGAAAACTAATAGTAGGTATAAATTCAGATGACAGTGTTAGACGGTTTAAAGGTCCTAAGCGTCCTATTAATAATGTAAACAAACGTAAAAAGCAATTAGAATTATTACCGTGGGTAGACGAAGTTGTTGTATTCGACGAAGACACTCCGTACAGATTAATTAAAGAATTAAAGCCGCACGTTATTGTAAAAGGCGGTGATTACACAGTAGAACAAGTTGTAGGGCATGATTTAGCACATGTGCATCTTGTCCCCACAGTTGATGGTTATTCAACAACACAGATTATAGAGGCAAGCAAATGAGAATATTAGTTACAGGCCACGAAGGCTTTATCGGTAAGAATGTTGCAAGCTATTTGCAACAACAAGGACACGAAGTAGAAGGTTGGGAATGGGAGCCAGGTGTGCTGCCGCATACTGAAGGCTACGATTGGTGTATACACTTAGGTGCTATTAGTTCAACTACATACACAGATGTGAATCAAATACTAGAACAGAACTTTGAATTTAGTGTTAGGCTAGCACAAATATGTGAAAACTTTGGTACCAACTTTCAATACGCATCAAGTGCAAGTGTGTACGGTCCTACTGAACACTTTACTGAAAACGGGCCATTACTTCCGCAATCGCCGTACGCATGGTCAAAGTATTTGTTTGACAGATTTATAAATCAATACATAGATGAATTTGCAATTAAAATACAAGGCTTCCGTTACTTTAATGTTTACGGAGAAGGTGAAGAACACAAAGGCGATCAAGCAAGTCCGTATACTAAATTTGCATATCAAGCCAAAGACAACGGTGTAATTAAGTTATTTGAAGATAGTAATAACTATCTTAGAGATTTTGTATGTGTAGACGATATATGCAAACTACATGAAAAAATGTTTGACGTAGATCAGTCAGG